CTGCAATTGCTGGAATAGCAACTGCTTTATTTAATGTGAAAAGGGCTGCTGATTCTTTAAATGATGATGAAATATTTGTAGGTTTTGAATCATTAAATCTTGAAGAAACAAAAGCTGCTTTAAAAGATGTTAAAGAACAAATAAAAAGAAATCAAGAAATTCTAAAAAACCCAATAGGCCTTCCCGAAATTGGCTTATCAGCAGAAGCACAAGCAAGAACGGCATCAGGAATGTTAAAAAAATTGACTAATGAATTAATAGCTTTACAAACAAGAATTTTTGAAATAACAGGAAAATATGAAGGTAAGTCAGAGTTTGCCCCTGCGGTGGGTGCTAACACCAAAACACAAGACTTATTAAATTTAGAAACTGATTTAATTCAAGCAATGAAAGATAAAAATAAGGAATTACAGTTAGAGACAAAATTAAAAATAGATTTAGAAAAATTAGATATGAAATTTGATAAGAAAATGAAAAATACTGATGAGAAGAATGAAGATGGAACTGTCAAGAAAGCATTAAGTAAAGAAGATGCACAAGATAAACAAAATCAAGCAAATCTATTAAATCTTAAATATGAAAGTGATTTATTTAAGTTAAAAAGTGATTCATTTAAGTTAAAAATGAAAGAAAAAACAGTTAATGAGTCAGTTTTGCATGAACTTGGGTTTATAACAGATGAAAAGAAAGAACAATTAGATCTTGAAAATAGAGCAGCAATCATAGCGAAAGATCATAGAGATATTTTAGAAGAACATGGATTAGTCACAGAAGATAATAAGGTTAAGATGAAAGATTTAATTGAGTTGCTTAAGGAAGCAAATAAGGAAGCTATCGATGGTACTAAATTTGGAAAAGCTGGAGTTCTTGACAGCTTTAAGAAAGAATTAGAAAATGTTGGTACAGCTATGGAAAATATCGTTGTCAATGGATTTACAAAGATGGAAGATGCTTTGACCAGCTTTGTTATGACAGGAAAATTAAATTTTCGTGATTTTGCAAATTCTATAATTTCTGATTTAACAAGAATGTTTATTAGGGCAGCAATTACCAAGCCTTTATTTAATCTTCTTCCTTTTGGTAGTGGTGGAGTTATCGGAAATGATGTTCAAGGATTTGGGGGTCAACAGATCATGACGGCAGCTAAAGGTCGAGTTATAGCTAAGAACAAGATTGTTCCATATGCAAAGGGTGGTGTACTAAGTCAGTACGCAAATAAAGGAATTGTGTCTCGTCCAACTCTATTTCCAATGGCGGACGGAATGGGCTTAATGGGTGAGGCTAGTTATCCTGAAGCTATAATGCCCTTAAAGAGAGGTAAGGATGGAAAACTTGGCGTTATTTCACAAGGTGGTGGTGTTAATAATGTTACTGTTAATGTAGATGCTTCTGGGTCTTCTGTAGAAGGTGACAATAATGGGGCCGAACAGTTAGGACTAGTTATATCACAAGCGATACAAGCAGAACTGCTTGAACAAAAAAGACCAGGAGGTTTACTTTACGACTAATGGCACAAGATTTTCCTAAAAATTCACAAAATAGTGATTTTCAAAATCCTGATTATGGTTTAACAACACAAAACAAACCAAATACTAGGATTGTAAAATTTGGTGATGGCTATGAACACCGTGTTAGCTTCTCGTTGAATCAAAATCCTAAAACATTTAATTTAACTTTTAAAAATATTACTCAAACAGATGCTAATATTCTTACTGATTTTTTTGATGCCAGAGTCGTGGATGGCGATAGTATCAATTACACAGTGCCGACAGAAAGTTCTGCTATGAAATTTGTTGTTGAAGGTGGATATACAAAAACAATTAATCATCCAAATATAGCGACTGTTAATGTTACATTCAGACAAGTATTTGAGCCGTAATGTCAGATTTAATAAAAAATTTACAATCAATAAATCCTAATCCGATTATTGAACTTTTTGAAATAAAGTTAACAAGTGATTTGCATGGTGCTAATACAACTTATAGGTTTCATAACAATACGAATATAACAACAACACAAGGGAATATAAGTTGGAATAGTAATACATATTATTCAGCACCTATAGAGGCAACTGGATTTAAATATGATTCAAAACAGTTACCAAGACCAAAGCTAAGTATTAGTAATTTGTCTTTACTATCTTCTTCAGTGCCGATAGGAATTGTCAGTTCAATACTGGTAGATGTTAATTCAGTAACGCCTGGCAATGACCTTGCTGGGGCTACTGTTACAAGGATAAGAACGCTTGCAAAGTTTTTGCCTACTAGTAATTTCACAAATAATATTAACCCTTATGGCGATACTAATACTATTGGAGATTTTACACAGGAGTTTCCAAGAGAAATTTTTGAAATAGCACGTAAGTCTGTTGAAACAAGAAATTTTGTAACTTTTGAGTTAGTTGCATCAATTGATCAATTTGGAGTAAAACTTCCTAGACGACAATTTTTACCTGATGAATTTCCTGCAATTGGTGGATTTTTTAATTAATGTATTGGAAAGATAAAGTAATTGAACACGCATTAAAAGAAAGCCCCAAAGAGTGTTGTGGTTTATTAGTAAATATAAAAGGTAAACTTATTTATAAAGAATGTAAAAATTTAGCACATATAAAAACTGATCAATTTATTTTAGATCCACATGATTATGCTGATATTGAGGATAAGTTTGGAAATGAAGCTATAGAAGGTATAGTTCATTCTCATCCACACACAAGCCCTATAGCAAGCCCAGCAGATTTAGTATGTGCAGCAAGAACAAACAAACACTGGTACATAGTTAATCCACATACAGAAGAGTGGTATAATTTTTTTCCTAAAGAGTACAAACAAAGTCTTATAGGCAGACCTTGGACTTGGGATCATACTAATTGTTGGCAATTAGTAAGAGAGTATTTTTATGCTGAATTAGGAATACAATTAATGGATTTCCCTAAACCTGATACGCCAGAAGAATTTTCTAAAAATCCACTATTTGAAAAATACTTTAAAGAGGCTGGTTTTAAAGAAATTAGTAAAGACGATTCATTGCAAAAATATGATTGCGTATTAATGAATTTATCTGGGGAAGTATTAAATCATGTTGGAGTTATTTGTGATGATTTTGGAAATGAGCTTTTACATCATATGCAAGGTAGACTATCATGTAAGGAGACTTATACAAGTTGGTTTCGTAAAATTACAGGGAGGATAGTACGTTATGACAACTTGCCTTCGTAAGTTAAAACTATATGGTGATTTAGCAGAACACATACAAGTAAAAGAAATAGAAATAGATGTAGCTACAGTTGCTAAAAGTATTCAATGTTTATTGGCATACCACCCAAAAGCAGAAAGTTATATGATGAATAGAAGTTACAGAGTATTGGTAGAGGAAAGCCCGACTGAACTAGAAGAGTTACATTATCCTGCTGGCAAAGGTGACATAAAAATAGTTCCAGTTATAGCTGGAGAAGGTGGTAGAGGGCTAGGTTCTATCTTATTAGGTGCTGCTTTAATAGGTGCTGCAATACTCGCTCCAGGGGCAGGATTTGCTTTAGGGAAAGGGGGTGTGGGTTTTGTAGGAATTACCAGTTCCGCAGCAGCAGCAAGTCCATTAATGGCTGCTGTTGGAAATATTGGTGTCCTACTTGTCTTAGGTGGTGTATCACAAATGCTTACACCTACACCAGAAACTCCAGAAGAAGATCCCGAAAATAGCTTTGCTTTTAATTCTCCTGTTAATACATCTAGGGCTGGGTTAGCTATACCTTTAATTTATGGAGAAAGACTTGTAGGTTCTGCTGTGATTTCAGCAGGTGTTACAACTGAAAAAGTTATAGAGGATTAAATGTCAGATAATAATTTAGATCAAATTGGAGGTAGTAAAGGCGGTAAAGGTGGTGGCAATCCATCTACAGCAAAAGACAATTTAGATAGTATTGCAAAAGTTAAAGTTTTAGATGCTTTAGGAGAGGGGGATATTGATGGTTTTGCAACACCAAGAAGTTTAGAATTATCACAAGACGATGCTCTTTATGATACAGCATCACTTAAAGATATATTTTTTGACAATACTCCAATTTTACAAGAGACAGCTAGTGTAACAAATCCAACAGAAGATGATTTTAATTTTGATGACATAACAGTTGGACATAGAAGAGGTACAGGTACGCAATCAGTAATACAAGGATTTTCTGCTACTCAAACTGAAATTAGTGATTTTGGTAATCCAACAATTACTAACTCTCCTGTAAATAATGCTGCAACACAGCTTATAACTGATCCTTCCGATACTATTGATAGGATTAGATTTACAATAAATTTTCCAACTTTACAGAAAATTGAAGATGATGGAGATATTGTTGGAAGTAAGGTAGAGTACAAATTTTTAATAAGTTATGACAGTGGCGCATTTGTTAATATGTCGGTTGAGGAGTTAGGGGAAACAGGTGTAATTTTTAGTACTTCTGGTCGTAGTGGAGATTTATATCAAAGAAGCTATGGTTTTAAATTAAGAGATGCAGGTTATACCAATAATATCAGAATAAGAATAGAAAGAATGACAGCTGACCCAGATACAAAAACGCAAAACTCATTTACTTGGTTTTCTTATACAAAAATAAAGTTTGATAATAATAGATACCTTAATACTGCTTTAGTAGGTTTACAAGCCTCAGCAGAACAATTTAGTTCTATACCTGTTAGAAATTACAGAGTTAGAGGGTTAAGAACAAGAATTCCTAATACAGGTTCGGTAGTAACTGGTACAGGTAAATTGGCAGGTAGAATTACATATTCTACAAACCCATCATGGATAGGTGCTGGGACTACTGGTAATTCTAATTTTATAACTACATGGCACAGCGATCCAGCGTGGGTGCTTTGGGATATTTTGACAGAAGAAAGGTACGGGTTAGGTATAGATCCGACTACCTTAGATGAGTTTAGTTTTTATGCAATTTCGCAGTACAACAATGAAATAGTATCAGACAGAGTTCCAACTTCATCTGTTGTTTCTGGTACTTGGAGTCAACTTGCTAATACAACATTTGTTGATGTAACAACCTCTTCAGATCATAAACTAAGTTCAAGAGACTTTTTAAATTGTGCATTCTCTGTATCAAGCGGAGTTAATACTTCAAATGGTACATACAGGGTCAAAAGAACAGGGAGGAAAACTTTTCAATTATTAAATGTTTCTTCAATTTCACAAACATCTAATGGTTCTGTTGCCTATGTAAGAGAAGGTAGTGAGGTTAGATTTGCTTTTAATGGTGTAATTAATAAAGAATATAGAGCTTATGACTTAATAAATGCTATTTGTAGCAATATGCGTGTAATGCCTTTTTGGAGTGCTGGTAGCGTTACTCTTATACAGGACAGACCAGCAACTCAAACATCAGGTTCATACGAGGCTGATGGAGAAGTTGCACCTGTCTTTATATTTTCTCAAGCAAATGTAGAGGGGGGTAATTTTACATACGAAGGGAGTGATATTAAAAGTAGAGCAACATTAGTTGCAGTTAAATATTTTGATATGGAGCAACGTAAGTTTGCCCGTGTTCAATTTCCAATCAAAGCAGATGTTTCTTCCGATTCTGCAATTACTAAATATGGAATTGTAAAAAAGGAAATCAATGCCTTTGGATGCACCAGCATGGGGCAAGCTATGAGGCTTGCAAAGTGGACTAGAGAGAGTGAGCAAACTCTTACTGAAACTGTTACTTTTACAGTTTCGTTAGATAGCGGAATATATGTTAGACCCGGACAGGTTATTGGTATTAGCGATAGAGTAAGAAATGGAGATTTTAGAAGAGCAGGTCGTGTAAAAAATCTGCAAACTTCTAACAATGTTATTGTCAATGACAGAATATTTCTTGATAGTAATGTAACCTCAACTCTGTATGGTCGCAGAACAATAACTGGAACTTACACTCAACTAGGAACACAAATAACTATTAACACAATAAACGCAAGTGGAAGTCCTATCTCTCATTACTACGAAACTGGTGCAGTACTTACACTTAATTTTACAACTGGTAATTCAGTAAATGGTAATTACACCGTACAGTCAGTGCCTTCAATAACAAGTTTTACAATAAATGATTTTGATAATTCAACAGATATTGAGTTCTCAGGAGATGTAACTGTTACATATAAAGATACAAGAATGATTTCTGTAGTAATGCCTGATAATTCTGTATGTAGAAGAGAGATTAATTTTTTAAGAAATACAGATAATTTGCTTGATGTAGTAGGTGTTTTTGTAGCTGATAATACAAATACACCCCCAGAAATTAATGCTCCTTGGCTTATTGAAGTAATAAGTGATAACTCTGATAGAAAGTTAGAAAGTGATTTATTTAGAGTGGTTTCAGTAACGGAGGCTGAAGGTACAAAGTATAAAGTAACAGCACTTACCTATAACCACAGCATATACGCATCTGTTGACGCTGGAACAGATATTGAGTACCGAGATGCGACTAATATAGATGCAAAGCCGTTACCTCCAACAAATTTAACGCATACTGAATCTTTGTATAAAGAGTTAATAAATGTAACGCCAACAACTAATGACCCTACAGAAAATACTCGGATAAGAAATCAAAATAGTGCTAATAAAGCAAAAGTAAAATCAATGTTAGCTATAAAATGGCAAGCTGCTGATGGGATTGCTAATTACAAAGTTATGTATAGATACTCAAATAATAATTTCAGAACAGAGGATGTTCAAGGTACTACTTTTGAATTAAAAAATATAAAACCAAATAAACTTTATGATTTTAGAGTTCAAAGTGTTTCACCAGGTGGCAAATTATCAAAAAAAGCCATATTAGATAATGTAGAAACATTTGGAAAAACGCAAGCACCAAATCCTGTAACTGGCTTAGAAGCAAAAATTGATCCAGAAAAAGGCTTTATACTTACTTGGAATGAAAACGAACCAAATCCTGATGAGTTTACTGGTAGTAATCCTGATGTACTATTTAAAGATTTAGATATAGTTGGTTATGACATTCATGTAAATACAAATGATACTGATGATATTGCAGATGCAAATTTTGGATTAACAACTGGAACTTTTCTAACAAGAGTACAAGCACCAGATGTTGAAATAGGTATTAATAATACAAAGTTATTAACTCAATCAAGCACTTTAATATTTTATATAAAAGCAAGAGATGATGGCAATAGGTACAGCGACGGCAACTTTGTTGAAGGTGCAAATAAATTTACATTTACATATGCAACCCCTCACGCACCAGTTATTGATACAACGACTTCAGGTGTGCAAATTGATTCAATAGTTATCAACTTTTCAACACTTAGAAATGCTAGTGGTGGTACAACTTGAACACTAACTGAAATACCTGCTAATGGATTTGCTATAAAGCATTATGAAGTCAAAGTTG